TAACTTGCTCGGGCACGAGGTATACCTTTGTAATATAAGGATTCTGCGCTACAGCTGTAGACGTAGGCTCCGGTGGGTTCTGTGAAAAGTCGATGTAATACGAAGTCGAGTACGGCGCCTCGGGGTTCCAAGGGTTGTACGGGTAGGGGATGTTTGTGTTGGTGTTCTCCGCAGTGGGAGTGTCCTGCACAAACGTTCCATCCGACAAAGCGAAGACTGCTACATAACGAGCCCGGTTAGGGAAGTAACGGAATAACCGTTGCTCCAGTCCCCGCTTGTCGGGAAGGACAGGGGGGTTGTCGTAGACAGTAGGCGGCGTGAATGTAGCTACTGTCACGTCAACTGGTCCTGTTAACGTCCCTGTGCGTTAAGACGGACAGCAGCCTCAGTGTCAATCGAACCACGGCCAGAGGTCGTCTGGAACTCAGGAAGTGCAGAAGTGGAAGTGCCAACCGGAAGGTTCACACGGTCACCACGCATCTGCGACTGCTCGAGGACAGTGTTGGGGCGGAAGTCCATCGGGAATGAGACGGACGCAAGCGTGGCCTCAGTGCCGAAAACATCGTCAAGGCGGCTAGGCATTAGTTACCCCCGTACGTCTCGAAGTTGTCAACAATGGGCTGGTCAGCAGCGGAGCCGTACTCAATCTTGGTGATACCAACGATGACCGGTGCTTCCTTAACGCCACGAGCCGTGTTCATCTCTACGCCACGGTTTTCAGGGCCGTGTCCAACTCCACCCGTGGGGGTGGGGATGTAACCAGTGTCAATGTTGTTTGCAACGTTGCCACGAAGGTTTTCAGTGGTAACGGTTGGGAATCCAGCGCGTGAATCCATTAGGTCCAAATCCTGTCTGTCATATTGCAGCATCCGCAGTAGCACGGGTCAGAAGTCTCACCCTTTACTGCGTTTTTATCGTTACTAGCAGCAAACGCTGCATGGTTGCCGATAGGCGTACCAGGCTGGTCAGCTGACTCAGGCCCGCGTACAAGGCCGAGGCCGGTAGGTATGGTCATAGTTCCTCCGAAGTGAATTGGTCCTTGAGGGGAACCAGATGCCCGTGCTTATCCGTAAGCCGGCCGCACTGTAAGCAGAAGATTTCATCAATCCCTGCTTGTACGTCCATGCTCCCGCAGTTTGCACAGTGGCGTGGCCAAGACATCTGATTCCCCTAGGACCTAGTTGGTTAGGCCAACGGTGAGCCGGACTCGCCCAAGTCGATGGCAGGCTCGTAAGTCGTGCCTGTACCGACAGTGGTCGAGATGTCGCCGCCGAGCAACGACGAGGACTCAATACGCAGGACCGAAGCCTGACGGAAGATGCTGTATGCACCAAGCCAGTACCAACCCAGCGGCACGAAGCGACGCAGGCGGTCAGTGATGGGACCGGGAACAACGTGCGGGAAGGCACCGTTACCGTCGATGGTCGAGTACGCCTTGGCAAGAGCCTGACGACCGATAATCATCGTACCGTAAACGTTGGTGGAAGAAGCGCCAGCGCCCTGGAAGACAGACGCACGCGGCGTCTCAATCCAGCGGACGCCTTCGAAGGCACCCAGTTCACCGTTCCAGATTTCACCCGGCTGGGCGTATACGTGCGGCGCACGCCATCCCATGAGGTTCGAACCGGAAACCGTCTCACCCTGGAGGTCAGCGACCAGGTCGGGGTGGATGTAACCGACGTAGTAACCGCCGAAGGTGGGAACGTTCTGAGCACGCAGACGTGCACGAGCCGTGCGGATGTCGAGCGACGAAAGGGTGTTGCTCGAAGTCACACCGGTACGGGCAGTCACCGAAGACTGGAGCGACGTAGCGCCCAAGCCCGAAGCGAACTGAACGTTGGTACCGCTGTCAAGAGCAGCACGGGCAATCGTGTCAAGCGACACACCGGCGTTGTAACCGATGACGTTGGCAACGACAGGGTCGATGTCAACGAACGAAGTACCGCGCAACTTGGCAGTGGTGAGGGCCGCAGCACCGTACTCAGCCAGGGTCAAGGTGACCTGCGAGTCGGAGAGGGCGATGGTCGTAACGTCCGAAGTTTCCGTCAAAGCCGTGGACTGAATCGGAAGGTCGTTAACGATAGTGAAGGTTACCGAAGCACCAGGCATTGCCTGGGCGGTAGGTTGTACGTCAGCGGCGGCGTCAAAGTAGAGTTCAGGACGAAGGGCGAAGTACGCCAGACGGTCATATGCCGCCTTCGAGAAGTCTACCGTTGACTGGCCAGTGTATGCATCAGCCATTGTGATACTGCTTTCTTGTTAGAAGGGTTATTGGTTAAACGATGAAAGACCTAGGCCTCTGCCCATGTCTCCCGAAACGACCTTCATAACTTCTGCCACGCTGGAAGCGTTTCCTAGTGCAGCCAAGAACTCCTGCTCCTGATTGGGCGTTACGCCCGCAGTGCCAACAGAAGCGCCCTGGGTACGACGGAGGGCTTCCAGTTCGTAGGCCGACGCTGAGTCTTCTTGAGTTGGAACCGTGTCAGGCTGCAGGATTCCGTACTCCTGTGCCGCCGCTCGGATAGCATCGGCATTCGCCTCGCCATCGTAAGCCTTGCGGAACAGAGCACCTACTCCTGAGTCTGGGATTCCAGCCTTAGTGAACTGAACTTCCGCTTGCTGGCGGGCAAGTTCTCCACGAAGGGTTTCTAGTTCCTTACGTGTCTTCTCTGCCTCGCGCAATTGCTTGCGGATATTTGGGTCCAAAGGGGCCGGTGTTTCCATCTCGTCGTCGAACTCGTCGTCGTAAGCCATGCTGGTCGCTCCTAAAACTACGCACCAAACCCGGAGGTGGGTAAGGCGGGTGAATGCATTCCGTACGCACCCTGGGTCATGCGGTCCCAAAGCGGTTCAGCCACATAGCACACCCACTGGCCAAAGTGGGGCCATATATCTGAGAACAATCTTAGCATTGTGTTACGCCATTTACGTTCTGGCGGAGCCCAATCCCACAACTCCCTTAGAGTCTTCTGCGTATCCACCGCCACGCTCAAATGCCGCCCCATGGGCTTCCTCAGCCATCTGGACGTTACGGGCTGCGGCTACCTGGCTAGTTCCCCCATACCCAGCAATCTGGGAGCCGATGAGGTCAGTGGTGCTGATGGTCGGGGCGGCCTGTCCTGGTGCCGCCTTGGTCAGCTCCACGTCCTTAGAGGCGTTTAACAGGGAACTCTTAATCTGGGATACCCCAACACCCAGCGGGCTATTGCCGGCCGTAGCCGCCAATCTAGCCATGTCTGCGAGCTGACTAGAGCCAGCAGAGGTAATGCCCCCAAGACCCACCTGCTGGGCGTAGTCCTGAATCTGGGCGGATGCCACCTGGCGCTGCATTGTGGGCAGGTTCCCGTTAACGACATATTGCATCAAGTCGGACTCGTTGACCCCGTACTGCTGCTGCATGATGTTCTTGGTGTTCTGGTCAGCATTCTGGATGGAGGTGTATACGTCCACCACCCGCTGCTGGAACTCAGTAGCCGATACGTGGTGGTTAAGCAAATCACCAATCTGAACGGCAGTGGGCATTGGAGCGCCATACTGGGTAGCCGAGTTCATGATGCTCTGGGTGTACGTCTGGTACTGAGTCTCCGACATGTGGACCTGGGTGTCGTCACTGTTGTACTTGCGAAGCCCAGGGAACGCTTGGTCGTAGTCAGCTTGGAGTTGCTTGAATGTTGACTCTGACATTCCAGCGGCTTTGGTGTTCCCACGCAATACGTCCAGCAGGGAGTTGTGGTTGACCAGGTGGTCCCCATTGAGCGTAACCAGATTTGCGATTACACCATTGAGAAAGTTTTTTACCTTCATGTCCTGGGCGCTAGTTCCCGGGTACCAGTCGTCAATAGTGGTGGAGATGTTGTCGAAAGCGTTTGCTTCCTGGCTGGCCGTTGCTGAGGTGATGGCTGCCGCTGTACCGCTCGCAAGCGCTGCTTCCGAAGTGGCAAGCTGGGCTTTGGTCGAGTATTCACCTACGCTGGTAACACCGTTCCAGTTGCCGTTGGCAGCCTTAACCATGCCAAACAAGTTGTCTAGCTGGACTGTGGTGGGCTTCGTTTGCGTGCTAATACCCATTTTGGAAGTAATAACGCTAGCCAGCGCTGGGTACTGATAACGGAGATTTACAATGGCTTGCCAAATCTGGGTTCCGTTTG